AAGAAGATTCAATCTACTCTAGGATTTAGATTCCCAGCCAGTGCTCAAAAGCTTACTAAAGGAGCAAAAGAACTAAACTCTGATGTAACCTTCAAATCTAGCGATAACCTAGCCTATGACTCCCAAAAGCTTATTAGATACATAAGAGATGAGTTTGCAAAGATTGATGTCAAGGACCCAAAGGCAAATATTGTAGAAGGATGGAGTATTGTCAAGCCTACTATGTCTCTGGGCTCCAAGAGTATAATAGGTAAGGCATACTTCACCTCCACAGTAGAAGAGGGAGGAAGTGCCCCAGCACAAGAACTATGGATGGGTAGTGGATGGCAAGAGCGAGACAAGGGTCTCAATAGAACGAAATCTGGCTTATGTAGACTATTCACTCCAGCATACGAGAATGATGAAGATTTCATGGATGAGTATGGTATGTGCAATAGGTTTAAAGCCAAGCCATACCAACAGCAAATCAGAGATAGTCTTGCTGGTAGCCCTAGACAACTAGCCAGTTACATAAGAAAGTTTCCTTGGACCATAGAGGAGGCATTCTATCGTGATGCGGATCTATGTCCGTTTAATGTGCTCAAGTTAAATGAGCAATTATCGGTGATCTCTTTCTTATCGGAACCCATGTACATCCAAGGCAATTTTGTGTGGGAAGATGATGTACAGGACACTCAAGTTAATTTTGTCGAAAGCGAAAATGGACGGTTTTTACTAAATAAGAGTGTAGATCTAAACGAAGATTGGAACCACGTTGAAGGAGGTGAAAAGAAGCGTCCATTGAATACTAACGTAGTTATTGGAGTAGATCCATTCGATCATAAGGCTGTAGATATTGTCGATCAAAAGCGAATGTCTATGGGAGGCTGTTATGGCTTTCACAAATTCGATGGATTGGACAGTGAGTTGAGTGAGACATTCTTATTTGAATACCTCGCAAGACCTGATGATCCAGATGATTTCTACGAGGATTGCTTAATGGCAGCTTACTTCTTTGGAGGTAAGGTATTGGTAGAGAATAACAAGAGTGGTTTTTTAAACTACTTCGATAGAAGAGGATACAGCTCTTGGTTAATAAGACCAAAGGGAGGAAGAAAGACACAAAGAGGTATTGCAGCAGGAGTTGCCTCAAAGGAGCAGTTGGCTGGTGCTTTTGCCAGTTATATAGACAAGAATACACATAAGATTGTGTTCCCTAGACTGCTAAACGATTTACTGGATTTTGATATCCAGAACAGTACTAAAAATGATGCAACTATGGCAAGTGGATGGGCAATAGTGGCAGCTTATAGGTTGAAGAGAAATAAAAGAGTGATACAAAATGAAGAGGAGCAATCTGAAAATGAAGATTACAACTTTGATTTTAGTGGTATCTCAATGATATAAATATGAATCAATATACTAACGACTCCCATGATGTTCCATTTTCGGATAAGAAGAAAAAGGATTGGATAGTAAGTCAAGCTAGAAAATTCTGGGATGTCTATAAGAGCACCTCAAAAGCATTCTATAACGATAGGTACAAAGCTGTGGAGCGAACACTTCATATGCTCGGTAGACCAGACACAAATCAATTTAAGAAGATATTAGTACCTAAAGAACTAGCGAATGGTGATGCTAGTCAAATGAGAATTGACTGGAGTCCCTTACCTATTGTTAGCAAGGTATTTAAGATGATCCATTCAATCATTGAAAAAGCAGGATATGACATAGATGTCCAAGCGATAGACCCAGTAGCTCAAGATGATAAGGAAAAATACTACGCTGAGTTGCAATCAAAGCTTATAATGGCAGCAGAGTTAGCGGAAGCTGGAGTTAATCCACAAGAAGTAGGATTATCAAAGGAAGATCCACAAACATTAGAGGAGGCAGAATTGCATATGAAGTTTGGCTATAAGCACCAAGCTGCATACGAATGCGAGAGTGCCCTTAATCTAATCCTTACCGATAATAAATACGATGAAATAAGGTCGCAAGTAATTGATGATTTAATCACTCATGGTGCTGGAATCGTGATGGATGATCTTGATTTTGATGGGGAGATTAAACCTAAGTATGTTAGGTATGAGGATTTCTTCTGTGATCCTACCAATGATCCCTACCATAATAATATCACTATGGCTGGACATATTGAGGAGATGTCTATTGGACAAATCAAAAACTTCTCAAGCCCTGAAGAGTCTGAAAGTGCTGAGTTCGAGGCAATGGCTCAATCTGGTACATCTAAACAGAGATACAACCATACTAGAACTGAACGAGCTATACAGGAGAATAACGTAATGAAGCACGTTGCTATAATGCAGTTTATTTCTCACTCTGAGATACCCTATGAAGCCATCAAGAAGGAGGATGGTAAGACAGTATTCGGGCATAAGACTAGAGGCAAGAAGAATAAGGAAATCATTAATGCTAACTACGATTTAGTATACGAGGTGAGATGGGTACTTGATACCGATTATTACTTTGGAGCCAAGCTCGTTAGCAATATGAAGCGAGATGCTAATGATTTAAAGAAAGGGTATCTCAATTATCACGTTGTCGCTCCTAAATTATATGAGAACAAAACCTTTGCTTTTGGAGATCAAGTCATAGCCATTGATAAAGCCCTCCACATAGCCTGGTTCAAACTACAAAACGTAATAGCCAGAGCAAAGCCAAAAGGTATTTTGATTGAGGCTAATGCGATGAATGATGTCACTGTGGGAGGACAAAAAATCCCTTTCAAGGACAACTTAGCTATGTATGCCTTTAGCGGTAATCTAATGTATCGTAAGGTAGATGACGATGGAGAAGTAGCTGGAGATATTCCAATTAGAGAGTTGGATAACGGTATTAAAGATGAGGCTGATAGATACTTTGGCATTATTCAACAAGAGATGCAATTGCTCCGTGATATCACTGGCTTCAATGAAATTACAGATGGATCAACACCTAATGCTAGGATGCTAAAGTCCATAGGACAAATGGCACAGCAAAGCACTAATAATGCTATTCAGTATTTAATGACTGCCGAGCAAAAGATAACTGAAAAGTTATGTAGATCCTTAATGATGCGTATTCAAGATGCAGCCGAGGATGGTACAATAGAGGGTTATAATAAAGCTCTGGGATCTAATTCAATGGAGTTTTTCAAAATATCGAAAGATGTCAGCTTTAGGAATCTGGGAATATACTTCAACAATCATCCAGATATGTATGAGAAGGAGCTTATGGTTCAACGACTTGAAACAGCATTACAAAGTGGACAAATAACACTTAGCGATGTCATATGGATTGAGGGGATGACTAATCTCTATCAACAAAAACTATATCTCGATTCAAGGATCAAAAAGAACGAGGAGCGTAAGGCAATGCTCGAAAGGCAAAATATGGAGGTAAATGCTCAATCACAACAGCAAAGCTTACAGATGAACCAACAAGCGGATCAGCAAAGGCTACAGATGGAGCATCAATCTAAGATGGAGCAGATCAATGCAGAAGGGCAGTGGAGGATGGAAATAGAGAGATTGAAAATGCAAGGATTAAATATCCAAGAACAAGAAAAATCTAGGGCAAGAGCGTATCAAACCGATAAGAATGCTGATGCCAAGATTGTCTCAACTGAAATAAGTGCTAATAAAAACCAATCATAATTATGCCAGTTAAAAAACAAGGAAAGCGATACGTTAAAGTAAAAGGATCAAAGAAGAAATATTGATTTACATGATGAGAAACAAAAGGTGTACTAGGTGTGGAAAAAAGAAGTCAGCCTGTGGCTGTATGTACTAATGAATTTTTGGGATCCATTAGATAACGCACCAATCTCAAGCGATAATAGTGTGTATTGGATAATAGCATTAATATCTATTTTATACTTGATAGCAGTGAATTGGTGAGAAATTAAGGGCAACATTTAATTTGAACCCATAATCTTTCTATAAGAATTATTCTTATCCTCAATCATGAAATTATATCGGCTAGAGGGTTGACGACCTGTATGGATAAAGAATTTAGTTGTTCCACCTTTTAATAAAAGTTCATGCAACTTTCTTGATTGGCTTTT